ACGGCGGTCTGGAGAACCTGGGCGACAGGCTGATGAAGTCCGAGAACTTTGAAATGGCGCTTGATGAGATCATCTGGCTCATCACCCTGCTGGCCAATCAGAGCGTGCTGATCCACAATCTCCAGCACCCGGAGGACAAAAAGGAACCGCTGACCCAGGATGCCGTGGAGCTGTTAACCTCTCCCTTCGAGCTGGCGGGGTACAAGGAAGCCATCATGGAAGCCATGTACAAGGGCACCAAGCGGAATATCGAAAGCGAGACGGACTCAAAAAACGTGGAAGTCGGGTAACAGACGCCGAGCTGTTTACCCGGCTTTTCTATTACGGTACCGCCCAGCTGGGGTTTACCCCGGAGGAAACCATGCTCCTGCCCTTTGGCTTGCTGCTGGATCTGTGGGAGTGCCACAAGCAGTTCCTCGGTCTGGCGAAGCCCAAGCGGGAGCTGACCATTGACGATGTGATTCCCTACGGGATTTGAATAATGTATTGCTTTTGTCCGCACAATAGAGTATAATAGAGACGAAAAAGAATACACAAATCCCGAAAGGAGTCTTGGATATGGCAAAGTCGGCAAATCTGTATGCGCGCATTGAGCCGGAGGTCAAGGAACAGGCGGAAGCCATCCTCAGCGCCCTGGGCATCCCGGCGTCCAATGCCATCACCATGTTCTACAAGCAGGTCATCCTCCAGCGGGGACTGCCCTTCGAGGTAAAGCTCCCGGAGCATCCGCTGGACGTCAGCCGCATGACGGCTGAGCAGCTGGATACGGAACTGGAGAAGGGCTATGCCCAGATGAAGGCCGGGCAAACCATCCCGGCAAAACAGGCGTTTGACGAGCTGCGAGGAGAACTGGGCGTATGAGCTATGAGGTGACGCTGACCCCGGAAGCAAAGCGTGACCTGCGGGAAATCTACCGTTACATCGCTGTGGAGCTTCAGTCGGAGCAAAACGCCAACGGCCAGCTGGACCGTTTGGAAGAGACCATCCTCAAACTGGATGAGATGCCGGAGCGGTTCCGGGTCTACGACCGGGAACCATGGCGCAGCCGCAACCTCCGGGTCATGCCGGTGGACAATTACCTGGTGTTCTACATCCCGGACCACCAGGTAAAAACCGTCACGGTGCTCCGCATCATGTACGGTGGGCGGGATATTGACGCCCAGCTCCGTAATATTTCGAGGTGAGTTCGTTGCTGTTTCATTCATTCCAATCCCAAGCGGAACATCGGGAGTTTGGTGGTTCGGATTTCATTGAACTACAATACTGCAGATTACCGGAAGGAACTTCCCTCCGGGAAATCGTTTCGATTGATGCGATAAAGCACTGGAAAGATGACTCTTTATACATCTCCGGCGATGATATGGATCTTTTTTACCAGAGCTACGGAGATATCATCACGGGTGGCGTCTATAACAACGGAGATCGCGGCCCCATGGACCTTTTTGGAATTAACTTCTATTCCAGAGAGCAAACCAATGAAATCATAGAACGACTCGCGGAAGAAAAGCCGCCGGGGTATCAAATCCTGTGCAGATGGTTACAGGCGGATGAGCAGAGCCTCGGTTTCTATGTTTTAGGAGTATAACCATTCCTGTAATTGTGCGTCAGTCAATAATAATAATTCTTGAGAAAGAGTCGAGCAATCGGCTCTTTTCTTTTGCCTGGAGAAATCCGGGCTTTTTTTATGCCATTTTGAAGGAGGTGACCACGGATGGCGGATAACTTTGGCCTGAAAATCGGGCTGGAGGGCGAAAAGGAATTCAAGAAGGCGCTGGCGGACATCAACCAGTCCTTCAAAGTCCTCGGCTCTGAAATGAAGGTCGTTCAGTCCCAGTTTGACAAAAACGATGATTCCGTGGAAGCCCTCACCGCACGGAACCAGGTGCTGGGTAAGGAAATCGATGCCCAGAAGAAGAAAATCGAGACCCTGCGCAAGGCCCTGGAGAACGCTTCCACCTCTTTCGGGGAGAACGACCGGCGCACCCAGCAGTGGCAGATCCAGCTCAACAACGCCCAGGCCGCTCTGAACAACATGGAGCGGGAGCTTGACCAGAACCAGAGGGCCATCGACTCCATGGGCGATGAGATGCGGGATGCCGCCCAGCAGACGGACAAGTTCGGTGATGAGATCGATGACGCAGCCGACAAGACCGATAAGGCTTCCGGCAAGCTGGAGAAGGTTGGCTCCGTCCTCAAAGGCCTGGCGGTCACGGCGGG